ACCTGACTCCAGGCTCTATTATTCTCACTGATCATCTGACGACGAATGTCTTCATTACGCTGCATCATGGCTCCCCTAGCAGAAGCTAGGTTCTCAGCGATGATTGCGTTGTTTCGACCATACGCTGCTACCTGCTCCATCTGTAGTCGTCCTGCAGTTCGTCCTGTTTGTTCACTTGCACCTAGTTGACCTTGAGCACCAATCAGCTGAGCAAGCATGTCTTGCCTTTGGAATGCTGCTTGTTGGAACTGCTCATTGAGTCGGTACTGCTCAGAAGCCCAAGCCCTACCTGCAGCTTCTTGGTTGCTGCTGTACTCACCTTTGTAGTCAGCTAGTTTATTGTTCCATACAGCTCTCGTTGCATTCCACTTAGCTGCTCGGATCTTCAGTTGCTGTTGGTACTGCTCTCTAGCAGCTGCGTTGGCGGCATTGGTCTGCATGATGCCACCGATACCGCTGGCTACAGAACTAGCGATGCCGATTGAAATTGGTTCGCACACGGATAAACTCTATAAAGGTTAGGTTATTTGGGCCGTAAGTTACCTCACGAAGAAACTTGAAACCAAGGAACTGGAGAAGCTTTAGGTGGACAGTGTTGCGTTTATCAACGATGTTCCATAGGTAGGGTTCAGGTCGGCTGTCAATGAATCGCTTAGCCTCCCTTGCAAATGTGATTGGGTATTCATGAATAGCTGGGGTACATAGCATCCATATGCAATTACCAGTAGCTACTCCTGCCACTCCGGCAGTCTTGCCGTTAGGCACTGTGAAAGACACGCAGGAGCCGCTTAGAGAGGCGCCCATGACCTTCTACGACCTCTCTAGCGTCTTCTAGGCGTAGATTAGAGGCCACCTCATAGGCAGCCTCCAACGTACAAGGTTTGATGTATTTAGACACTCTTGTAAGACTTAGTGGCGATCTTCCCTTCCCACTCAATACTCAACAGAGTACAAGGTGTTGGGTAGGTACTAGATAGAGTGATGTTGGTGTTACTGTTCTTCTCGTAGATCGGTACCTGATAGATCGTTGTAGGCAGTACCTCGTGGGTGTCTGCATCGTAGTCATCAGCAGGACTAGCTTCGTATTGGAGCTGTGTGTTCTGCTTACCTTTACGGTTGACAGTGATGTCAATGAGACCAACCTTACCTAGCTGTAGCTTGGCTCGGTGGAGTGTCAGGTACATACGAGTATCTGTTTTGACTTGACTCTCACTCTCTTGTGTGAAGTAGAAGTGAGGCAGGTCAACTGACATGGTGAAGTTGTAGCCAATCTGTAGATCATAGCCAGACCAGTCACCATCGACAGTGACTTCCCAGTAGTCAGAGTTTACATTGTGGGTTTCAGCAACTGCCTTGACCTTTGTTACAGCACCTTGATGTAGGGTATCTCCTGCATTGAAGACAACAGCATCAGCAGTATATGGGTACCAGATCTTGAACTTACTGGTTCTTGTTTGCTTATCAAATGTGATCTCCTTAGCCAGTACTGTAGACTTCACATCAAGGTGAGGTGAGTAACTAGCTGGAGTCTTGTAAGCAATAACCAGATCTTCAGAGTTGATGTGAGTAGGAGTCTTGGTTAGATAGAGACGATCGTTGATGCTGTAGACAGCGTAGTAGTTGTAACGACCAATGGCATGGTAGACAAGATCACCAGGACAGGTCCAGCTATACCAGCTACTGAGGATACGCTTCTCACCATCGTTGAAGTACTTGTAGAAGTGAACATCCCTTGTACCTTTCTTAGCAAATGCTACGATGTCATCATCCTTGGAACCTGTGATCAAGTCAAGGTGTGCAGGCAGTAACTCTTGGACGATCTTGGATTGTTCAATAACCTCTGTACCCTTACCTTGAGCAATGGTGCTCATCTCTTGGAACCGTGAGTTCTTACCACTGCTGGTAACAAACCCAATGGTTGTACCCATGTCAATGACAGGAGTTGTTGTATCGCATTCGTAGGTGCTGATGGTGTCAACCTTTGCAGTCTTGGGAGACAAGATGTCTTGGGTCGTACCAAACAGGAACTGCTTATCCTGACTAAACAGAACAAGACCTGGGGCCATACCTACAGCATTATGTAGGACACAAGGCGTAGTAGAACTACAAGCAACGTCGATTGGATCAGAGTCAGAGACAGAGAGAGCAGTCTTAACAAAGAAGTTAAAGAAGTCACCAGCTCGACTAAGGATGACGTTCTCATCACTCAGCAGACCAAGCCTATTGCGGTAGAAGATGACCTTGTTGATGGTCTTGTTGACAAAGCTAGGTTCAGGGTTGGTTTGGTTATCTCCAACAAGCCTCCGTTCCCAATCAATGGGAGACACCATGAATGATCCATCAGGCATCCTGACGATCTGGTGAGGCATACTGTTGTAGTTGAGGTTGACGTTGATGTTAGGGGCAATAGTCTCTTCCCAAACACCAGTACCGTCTAGACCCCTATCGGATCCAATGAACTTGAGGTAGTAGTCGTCCTCTTCATTACCGCTGTTGACTACCTTGACAACATAGCCATCCTTACATTGTGTAGGTAGCTTCGATATGTTGTTGACGCTGTTGGTCATGATGGTCATTGCCTGCTCAGACCTACCAGCAGACACTGCAGCACTGAACTTCTTAGGACCTTCAATGTAGAGACCGTTACCAATACGGGTAGCGAACCATCCGAAGTTCTGTTCGATCTCTTGCTTGAAATGATCAAGGATGACATCGACTTTGAGGATGCCTGTTGTCTGATCCTTTGGTGTCAGGTACGGAGCAATAGAAAGGCTGTTGTTGTAGACATACTTAACAGCATGACTGGCAACAGTGACGTTATAGACAATACCTTTGACGTTGGCTTGTACTACATCACCTGTCCTCCAATTCTGACCACCGTTGATCAGTGTGACATAGGTGTAGTAACGGCAGTCGTAATCATAGCTGCCATCAGGAATGGGGGTACCACGAACATCAACAGTGAATCTCAAGTTTGTCTTATTACCACTATTGATGGTAAAGTCTTGCTGATCCACATAGGGGCAGCTACCAGCACCATGCTCCCAGTTAACTTTATCGATAACCAGAGAGGTGGCGTAGGATATAGGAGTATCTTGTGTAGCACCAGGATAGAAGATGTCTAACCAGTACTCTGTGTTGTACTCAAGAGCCTTGACTTCCAGGAATGCTTCAGGAGGACGAGCTGTTGACTTATCCCCACCCATCAAGACAGTTGTGTTCTTGTTTGTGATGATCGTGTAGTCGTTAATGGTAACGACATCAATGTCAGTAGCTTCAGCTTCAGACAGGTAGGGTATAGGTCCTGCTGTGTAGAGAGATAGAGCACCAGGAAGGGAGGTTACCCCACACTTCACAGCCTCCTTCTCATAGGCCTTCTGGACAGGCTGTAAGGCCTCTCTAGCTGCGACTAGCTGTGTGGATAAGGTATTGACAACGTTCTGCTGTGCGCCTACCTGGGCTTGTGTATAGTATCCCTGTGTGTAGTAACCACGAGTCTCATATGTGATGATACCACCAAGGTCAAACATCTTTTTGAACTGAAAGTCACTACTCCTTTTCTCAGCCATAGTCACATATGGTGGATTAGAACGGCCAATCAAAGTTGCCCTACTACCGGAGCCTGTGATACTTACAACAACAGCAAACCCTTTATTAACAGTGACCTTTGAAACGTTTCCAGAGTTGCTCAGTTCAGGAGGACGATACTCCGATAGTCCAGCTCGGAAGCTATGGAGACGTGCTGTTTCTGCGTTGAGCTGAGACTCCAAATTAGTGACAACAATCTTCTGCTTCAGCCAAGCATCCAGTGCTGTCTGCATTGCAGCAATGTCACACCCTGTAGGAATAGACGGAGGGTTAGGGTTATCTGGTGGTGCTGAAGGGTCCTTACCTGGGGGTGGAGGGATGCCTACACCACCATCCTCTGGGTGCTCCAGGTCAGGGGTGCTGTTATAGCGAACAAGCCTAGGGAGGCCATCAATGAGAGACCAGATCCTAAGACCTGCTTCTGAGATAAGGCCTAGGTACTTCTCGTTGTTATCTCTGAAGATGGTGAACCACTTACCTACAGGTACAGTATCAAGGAAAGAGATGACCTCAGACCCAGGTCTCTTCATCAGACCAGTGGTTACATCTGGCAGGGCATTCAGAAGATTCCTTACCTGTCCTGGCTTCTTTAGGTGATCGGGTTGTTGTGAGATACCATGCACATAGCTGGTAACCTTCTGACTGATATTTGCCATTAGCGAATAAGTGCTTGGTATGGACGGTAGTTGTTACCACGAGTACCATCGGGGTAGCCAAGGAAGTTGTAGTCACCTTGGTTACACTCGTACTCAATACACACAGCACGGGCTACTCCTTCACGCTCTTGGAACAGAGAGAAGAGTTCCTTGTCACCAACCAGCTGGGAGACACACAGCCTCGCTGCTCTGTAGGTGATGTACTGTTTGAATGGGTGGGGGAG